CAGGGCATTCGTGATGTGTACAATCGTTTGTCACCCGAAGCCCGAAACACACTTACACTAGAGAATGAGGAATATACACATGGACTACTTGACTGCTTATCACTATCTGACCTCGTACCTACGGTCATGGACATACATCATAATTGGATACGTGAGGGAGAATACATTAGCCCATCTGATGACAGGGTTAAGAGGGTTATTGACAGTTGGCGGGGTGTTCGCCCTACTATGCATTACAGTGTTAGCCGCGAAGATGTACTCGGAGACTTTTCCCTTACTGATCGCCCAGAGTTGGAGTTATTGCTAGAAAGTGGTTATAGCAAACAGAAACTCAGGGCACATAGCGATTACTACTGGAACGATGCAGTGAACGATTGGGCATTGACATTCTGTGATGACTTTGATATAATGTGTGAATCAAAGGCAAAGAATCTTGCCAGCTTTAAATTATTTGAGAGATATAAAAATGGGACTATTTGATAGATTTTTTAATGGGAAAGCAAAAGAAAAAGCAGTAGAGGCATTAGTTGCCCCTACGCCAACCGCTAAGGTAAAGAAACCTCGCAAACCTAAAGCACCTAAGGTAGAGAAGGAAGAGCCTACTGTCTCTGACAAGGCTAAAGCTACTGAATTGGGTTTACCTTATGTTAATATTTTAAAGATGGAGCTTGACCCATATGACATTAACAGCGGTGCATTTGAACTAGATTGGAACGACAAATTCGTGTTAAACTTGATTCGTGCAGGTTATAAGATACGTGATGATGATTCTGATACCATTATAGTTGAACGCTGGTTCCAATCAGTATGTCGCAATGTGGCACTTGAACTCTATGAACAACAGCAGGCAGACCCGGAAAATCGGGCAATGGCCTCAGAAATGAGAGTGGTCCGTGCTAAGGATTTAGGTGATGGGCGTACAGAAGTCAGCTAAAAGGTTGACGTTAAATGGTTTTTGTGTTATCATGCTTCTTTCAATAACTTATAGGAGTAAACGTGAAACTTAAAGTCCCAAAGGGTCAAAAAATTGACATTACTAAAATCTACAATCCCGTAGATTCTAAGAATCTTGTTCAGCGCAAGCCAAAAAAGATTACTGATCTTATTGCATTGGCTGAGCAGAATCCCAAAATCATGACCGAGATTAATCAGCTTAAAGCGCAAGGTGTACAATTTAGTACCAAAGACTTTGGTGTTTCAGGATATACAGCACTCAAAGATTATTTGTTTGATGAAATCGCTCAGAGAGATTTGATATTAACACACATATCAAATATATTGCCAGTTTTCAACCCTTCATTGACTAGCCCTGCTTTTGTAGCAGATGTTGGGGGCGACCTTTATAATTATGATACCCAACATGGACTTACTTTGTTTGCATTATTGTGCAAGTTTGGCCTAATTAAGGAAGTTAAGCCTGAAAATTATCTTGATGCACAATATGCATCGTATACCATTCAGAATGCAAGTGCAGGATTGCCAGCATATAGTGCAATGACTAAGAATGGATTGGGTCAAAAGAAGTGGTCTAGCTACGATCATCATAAAACTAAAGTGGGTTTGGCTCGCCAATACCCTGCCCAGTACGGAAAAATGTTTGAGAAAGAATCAAATTTGCAAGACCTGTGCGAACTGTATGAAGCTATTCCTGTAAGTCCGCAAAGTACCTATACTGGTAAAGCTGGTACTATCAGTCGTGTTGATGCATTGTACAAATATGAATTCAATCAAGTAGAATTTACTTTGGAACGTCATAAAGCACACTGGCACGGTACACACTTTGATGATGCTGCATATGGTTTTTATGGCAACATGATTGTATACGGCAAGAGTGTTAGCTGGACTAAGAAAGAGTTAACAAAACTGTCAGACCATTTGAATGCTATTGTGTTTGACTTTTTCACAGACCTAGCCGGTGCTCGTACTGTGGTTGTCAATGCACATGAGCGTTGGTTTAAGGCTTGCAACCCATTAGCAAAAAAAGTTCCTAGTCCGACTGATGACTGCTTTTTGGCTATTATACAAAAAATGTATTTGAAGTTGAGTGGAACTTGTCAACCAACTAGTCATGCTTACAATTTTGTTCACAATGGTAAAGACATTTACGATTACTTGCCCGAAGAAATTAAAAACACGGTAGATAGCTATGCACAAATTGGAATTGACTGGTGATTGTTCTTGGTTCTATATCCTAGAACTATCACACAATAATATTAAAGGGTTTGGCATTACCACAAGCGCCGAAAGGCGTTTGAAAAAAGGGTATTGCTATCCCTCTGCATCAATTCAAACGTTCTGTAACTTATATTATGGTAAACGTTCACAGATACAGGCATTGGAGCGTTGGTTTAAAAATCAATATCGTAGTGATTTGTTAGTTTTGATTGACAGAAAACTTGAATGGATTGACCCAAATAGCGACTTAAATGACTTACAAAAAATGATCAAGATAATCGAAGATAGAATTGTGTCTTGCAATTATACCGAAATTTATCGTATTAAAAAGGAACATCTACCATTCAGTCCAGGAAAAGTGTTTAAAGATATAAAAGATAACCCGGAGATGTTTTTAGAAACCATTTAAGTTGACTTCTATTAAATAGTATACTATAATACAAACATGACAAAATATGCACTCATAGATACTGCCAACACATTCTTTCGTGCAAGGCACGTTGCATCACGCAATAGTACCCCAGACGAGAAAGTAGGCATGGCACTTCATCTTACATTAGCAAGTACTAATCAAATAGTACGCAAGTTTGGAATCGATCACGTTGTGGTCTGTCTAGAGGGGAGGTCATGGCGCAAGGACTATTACGCTCCTTATAAAAAGAATCGTGTAGTAGATACAATGTCTCAGACTGAGGCTGAGGTTGAAGAAAACAAAATGTTCTGGGAAACATACGAAGCCTTCACCACATACTTGCGTGAGAAAACTAACTGTAGTGTCCTACGTGATCCAAAGGCTGAGGCAGATGACTTGATTGCACGTTTCATTCACTTGCATCCAGATGATGAACATTTTATCATCAGCAGCGATACCGATTATGTGCAATTGATTACTGATAAGGTAAAACAGTATAACGGGGTAAGTAATGAATTGATTACGCTTGAAGGTTATATCAAGGACAACGGTAAGCCCGTATTGGATAAGGAAAAGAATCCTAAACTACTTGAGGATCCACAATATCTGCTATTCAAGAAGACCATGCGCGGTGACGCAACCGACAATATTTTCAGTGCCTTTCCCGGTGTGCGTGAGAAAGGTAGTAAGAACAAAGTTGGATTGGTCGAGGCATATGCTGATAGAAATAAACAAGGCTACCAGTGGAACAATCTGATGTTGCAACGCTGGTCCGATCACGAAGGGGTTGAACATCGTGTGCGTGACGATTATGAACGCAACCGCACCCTAATTGACTTGACAGCACAGCCCGATGATGTTAAACTATCAGTAGATACAAACATTCGTGAGGGTGTTCGCAGAACTACTATCCCGCAAGTGGGAATACACTTGATGAAATTTTGTGGTAAGTATGAGTTGAATAAAATTAGTGATAATGCAGAAACATACGCAAAATGGTTGAACAGTCCTTATGTAGGTGTATTAGCGTGAATAAGATTTTGATTATGTGTTGCTTACTATTGCATGGTTGTGCGGTAGTAGCAGTTGCTGATGCAGGTGTTACTGTAGTAGCGACAGGAGTGAAAGTTACAGCAAAGGCAGTGGGTGCAGTTGCAGATGCAATTATACCTGGGAAGTAATGATTGAGAAAAGAATACAAGAGCATAAGAAAGCAGCCGAGCAATATGTTAAGGACAATTTTCCTAATCTAAAACCTACCTATAAAAGTTATCAAACTAAGGTTGATAATAAGTTTGCACAGTTGATTATTAATGATTGTTGTAATATAATAATACAGGCTTCTACATTTAGTGTGTTACCCGTTCAATATATAAAATCTATTAGAGAAATGTTTGACTTTGAGAATGAAAATTAGGAGAATAAAATGAAACTGAAAATTTGTGGAATAACATACGAAGTACTATACAAGACACCAGAAGAAATGCAAGGTAATATTGGCCTTGCATTATTCAATAGTCAAGAGATTTGGATTAACGAAACCTTTACTGAACAAACTAAAAAGATTGCATTGTGGCATGAAGTATTGCATATACTGGACCATGCTTACAATCTAAAGATGACAGAAGAACAGGTTAAGTTTCAAACTCACGCATTGATTGCATTAGTAGAAGATAACCCAGAAGTATTTAAAAATGGCACAACATAGTAATTACTGGAGTTGCACTCCTTTCGCAGACTGGATTCGCGGTACCACCAAACTAAAATCTGGTACCAGTGAAGAATGGCATGAATGGCAAGTTCGTGCGAAACGTGACTATCCTATTCGTTGGTGGATTGCCGAAGAAGGACTTGGTCACCTACAAGATTTTGTAACTTATCCTATTAGAAAGATATATGATGTCAAGTATTACATTAATAACCGGTATGTTACTCGTACTCATGCTCTCACCGCTCATAGCCGTGATATTAAGCCTGGTTCTTGGAGTGATGTTGGCAATCGCTTCCTTCCATGCTTATTTAATGAGTTGGTTGATTTTGTCGAGATCGAACAAGCCTGGAGCCACATCGCATGGGGAAGCAAGGAAGATCGTGCTAAATATGATACTCCTTTCTATGCTAGTGGTTGGTGGCGCTGGCGCACTTGGCGTTGCCCTCGGGCAGGTCTCGATCATCTTGACTGGGCAATGACTCTAACTAATAGTGATTGGGTTGAAAAAACTGATCCTAACTATGGTAAGCCCACTGGTCAAGCACTACGTGCCAAAGAGATTAAAGAACTTTATACATGGTGGACAGTTACATATCGCAATCGTCCAGACCCAATGGATGCTAGCGGTTGGAGTGCTTACTGCGATAGTTTACGCAACAAGCATGGTGATACTTGGCTTGGTATGAGTTCAAAAGAACCCGATGAAATAAAAACTCGTGACAAGGCTCATAAGTTGTTAGACAAGATTGAAAAAGCCTACGACAAAGAAGATACTGAAATGATGATTCGTTTAATTAAGATTAGAGACAGTTTGTGGACATGATATGAAAAAGATTTACTACGAAAAGATCGGTAGGAAGTATGTTCCTATTAGTGAATACGATAGTGACTATCTAGATAGTTTTTCTAAAGGTACTCACAT